GCGAGCAGTCGCGATCCGCCAACAGCACGCCATCGCTCTCAGCTCAAAACGCAGTCCCGGACCCATCGAGTTGGCGCGTTGCACAATCTTCTGTTCCGCGTTAGCAGCTCGACCGCGCGCAATCGGCAAAGCAGCAATGGGAAATTCTTCTCGTAGGTAGTTGACACTTCGTGTATACATCGAGAGACTCCGAGCATCGGTATATTTTCGCGTCAAACGAACATCCCACAATTCTCATCTTCCGCGCCCACAGTAAAGGCCGCGGCAGGTTCCGCGCTCGTTGGAAACTGGATCAACTACACAACTTCCACCATGGAAGTGTTGGCACTCACAGTCCCGACCGTTTCCCGATCGCGTGACCTACACACAGCGCTCATCGGCGCGCTCAAGGTTCGTCATTACACACGCCAATTCAACGGCGAACGCTACGAAAAGATTTACCTTCCAAACGAACCATGGATGGACCAGCCCGATCCAAACGTGACCGCGCCATTTTTCTGGACATCACTGGCTTCGGACCTTTTCTTCCACGGCCGCGCATTCGCCTACATCACTTCCAGACGGGCTGACGACAACCGCCCAGCAAGTTTCACTTGGCTCCCAGCCGCCAACATTCAAACCCCAGACCAAGTGCCGGGCGTTCAATACTTCGGACCATCCAAGGACATCCAATTCAACGGCATGGCGCTCCCCACCAATGACGTGGTGCAGCTGTTCTCGGCATCGGCTGGCGTGCTATACGCAGGCGAACGCCAGATCATGATGAGCGTGTATTTGGATCAGGCAGCAGAGCGATACGCCAAGCTCGAAACGATTCCGGGCTACCTTCAACAGAAGGGCGGCGAAACCATGTCGGGCGATGAGTTAGGCGACCTAGCAGCAGCGTGGGCAGCTGCACGAAAGGCAAACGCCATCGGAGCCTTGAACGACTATGTCGAATTTGTACCTTTCGACAACCCATCAGAAGTAGTCGCGGACCAGCGCCGCTACCAAGCTCTCGAACTCGCCAGATTGTGCGATACACCCGCCTACCTCGTTTCCGCCCCGACCGAAGGCGCATCAATGACGTATCAAAACGCTCAGCAAGCGCGCCAAGATCTATATTTGTTCGGCACCCGAAATCTCATAGATACCTTGCAAAGCTCATTTAGCATGAACGCAATTTTGCCAAGAAACCGCTACATCGAATTTGATGTCGAGGAATATCTTGGAATTAACGAAACAGAAGTTGTCGTTGAACCACGCTCAGAGGAGAGAGTATGAAAATCCAATTCAATGCGATTCCAATGAAACTGGACGCAGCAGCCGGCGAAGAAAAACTTCCAACGATTACAGGTTTGGCGGTTCCATGGTTTCCAGAATCCGCGGTTGTGAGTTCAGGCGAGAAGGTCGCGTTTGCGAAAGGCTCTTTCGATGTCAATCAGAAGCCAGCCAAGCTCATAGAAGGACACGATCTCGCTCAGTTAGTCGGCACAGTCCCCGAAATCATCGAACTCGATGAAGGCCTTGGCTTTCTTGCTCAGTTTGCGCGGACCAGTCGCTCAATGGACGCGATCGAGTTGATTCGCGCTGGCGCTTACGATGCAGTAAGTGTCGGAGCCGATGTAATCGAGTCGTATTTCGACAAAGACACCCAAACGACAGTAGTGACCAAAAGTTTGCTATTGGAACTTTCTTTGGTGGCCATCCCGGCATTCGCCGCGGCAACCATTGACACACTCGCAGCTTCAGCACCAGAAGAAGATGACGAAACCCCAACCCCATCCACAACCCAACAAGAGGAGACTCCAGAAGTGGAAACACCATCAACCCCAGAAGTAGAGGCCGCCACGGTCCCTACTGTTATTCATGCCCAAGCGAAACGCGCTGTTCGTCTTCCTAGTCCCGGCGAGTACATCGCAGCTATGAAGCGCGGCGGTTCAGAGTTCGCACAACTCAACGCAAACATCCAAGCCGCAACTGGCGATGTGGTCCTCAGCGATGCCGCAGGATTGCTCCCGACCAGCGTGGTGGCTCCTGTCTTCTCGGATATCAACCCTCTGAGGCCTATCGTCACAGCGCTGGGGACTCGCGCGATGCCACAAGCAGGATCATCCTTCTTGCGTCCATACGTAAAAGTCCATTCCGCAGTAGGTCAGCAGTCAACAGAGTTGACAGCACTTTCCACAGCAAACTTCGAAGTCGATGACATCAGCATCAGCAAGAAGACATTCGGCGGAAAATTGTTGCTCTCCGAGCAGGTAATCGATTGGTCTTCACCATCGATGCTTGACGCTGCAATCCAAGACATGACCGGACAGTACGCACTTGCAACCGAAAAAGAAACAGTCGACCGCTTGGTCGCTGCAATGTCCGCAGGCAACGCAATCACCACAGACTTGACCGATGGCGAAGAAATCATCGCAGACTTGTACCTTGCAGCTTCAGAGATTGCAGAAGTAGGCAACTACCTTCCCAACGCTCTGCTCGTGGCACCAAAAACATGGGCGAAACTTGGAGCCGCCGTGGATGGTCAGGGCCGTCCGCTCTTTCCGTTGGCTGGCCCAGTCAACTCCGCTGGCGCATTGCCACAAGGCACTTCAGGCTGGAACGGAAACATCCTTGGCTTGACGCTTATCGTGTCGAACCAGATCACCGATCAGGCATACGGAACACAAGACGCAGATGACTTCCTCTGGGTATTGAACACTCGTGCCATCGAGACATATGAGCAGCAAAAAGGCTTCCTCGAGTTGCGCGATCCTGCAAATCTCGGCGTAAGCATCTCTCTAAGAGGGTACTTCGCCGCTGCTGTTCTCGATGCCGACATGGTTCGCGCTTGCGGACCAGCAATCGCCTAATCCGCTGACGACAAGAGAGAGTGAGTATGTCCGCGCCAACCTTCCCTATCTACCTCACCAAAGAGGTTGTAGGAGCCACGGCGACGGCAGGAGCGTGGACACTCACACTCTCAAACGTGGATGGAATCATTGTGGGAATGAAAGGTTCGGTTGGCGGCTTCACGGTCGCCAACTACAACCACGAAACAGTGACCATCACAGCAGTCAACCAAACAAACAAAACCATCAGCTATTCCACAGGCAATGTCACTTTGGCAGCTGGAGAAGTTTGGGCGCAATTCATCCTTCAATGCTCATGGATTGATGTAGACGATCTAGAAAACTATCTTGGCTACACATTCTCCGCCGGCACAGAAGAATCATGGGCGGAACTCCAAGTCAATGCGGCAAACAAATGGGCATTTCGAACTAGGCGATCCGCAGGCTATGAAGACCACCCCAACACTGTTCCCGGCAACGATGTCAAAGTCGGTACCGTTCTTTACGCTTCCACACTTGTGAAACAGCGTGGCGCGGTCGATGGTTTTGCTTCGTTTGACAACCAAGGATTCGGGGTTGCACCCGGGCAAAGTTACGCAGAGATTCTTCGTTTGCTTGGATGCAAGAAACCACAGGTCGGATAGTCATGCCAGCCACGGGGATTCTTCAGGACGCAATCACAGCGACCAAAACCGCGCTCACAGCTCTCGGGCTGGCGGTCATTGATGATCCACGGCAGGCACGGCCTTACGCGGTCATGGTTGAACTTCCCACGCTGGACGCGTTCACATCGCACGTTGGTGACATCAGCATCATCATTCGAGTGTTGGGAATACCACCAGCAAACAAAACCGCTGCCGAATATCTTCTCACGACAGTCGACAAAATCATGGATTCGCCAATCGCGATCACTGATGCTCGACCAAGTACAGCGGACTATGGCGGCGGTCAATTCCCGACATACGACATCACAAGCCGAATTTCCGTTCGGCGCTAACAACAAAGGAGCCACCAAATGGCAACATCAACATTCCTCAGCAATGCAACAGTGAACATCACGCAGGGCGCGACCACATATGACGTATCCGACAGCGCGTCAAGCGTGGTCCTTACAGTGGGCAACGATGCTCTCGAGGCCACCACGATGGGCGATACCGGCAGGGTCACGGTCCCCGGGTTACAAATGGTGGAAGTTTCAATGACGCTGTTTCTTTCCTATGGAGCAACGACAGCACCAGCAACCGAAATCGAAACGGTTTTGGCAGCTTGTGTCGGCAAGTCTTCAACGCTTGTCATCTCACCATCCGGAACCACAGAATCAGCAACCAACCCCGAATACACCATCGTGGGCGCGTACCTTGAAAGTTTCACACCAATCAACTCAACAGTCGGCGAACTAGCAACAGTTGAAGTCACATTCACTGGCGGCACATTCGCTCGCGACATAACCTGAGAAACCTAGAACGGGGAAAACCATGAAAGTCACATTAGAAGTCACGGAAGTGGGCGGCAACGCCTACCAAGTCACCACAACCTTGCCAGTGTTGGTCGCGTGGGAACGCAAGTTCAAACGCAAAGCCTCAGATCTGGCATCTGGAAACATCGGATTAGAAGACATGGTTTTTTGGGCTTACGAGTCCGCGAAACGATGCAATGTCCCGGTCCCGATGACACTCGATGCCTACATTGAGAAAATCGACAATGTGGAAGTGGTGGATCACGATGCAGTGGTCCCTACCCAAGCGGAACTTACGGAAGACAACTAGCAGAATTGCTGATTGAAACTGGGTATTTTCCGCCGAACGTGGAATTTGGTTTTCGGGAACTGTCCACAACAGTGGCAGTCCTGAACGAACAAAGAAAGAAACAGAACAATGCCCATCGGAGCAAGCGTTGATGTGTACGGCGCGAAAGCAGTACTCACAGAGCTGAACAAAATCGACCGGACACAAAAGTTCAAGGCGATCGCAAAGATGAAAGCTGCTGGCGGTCCGCTAGTGGCGGCAGGCCAACAGCAGTACCCATCGCAAGCGCCAACGGAAAATTGGTCCGAGAAGGGTCGTTTGGGTTACTCGAAGAAAAAGGCTGACAGCGGCGTTCAACTTCAGATTGGCGGACGCTCCAAAGGCGAGGCATACGCCATCGCCACACTGATCCAAAAGAACCCGGGCGCAGCCATGTTCGACATTGCTGGATTCGCTAATGGCAAATACGCCAAAGGTCCATCGGGAGATGCGTTCATATCAAAACTTGAAAGCGACTTTGGCAAGGCTCAGCGCGGCCTATGGCGCAACATCAAAACCATTCGGGAGATTGGCAACAAAGCCATTCTGGAAGCGCTCAATGAAGTGGCAGCCGAGTTCAATCGAAAG